AATAAAGATAAAATAGCAAAAAAATAGAAAGGTAATTATGGAAGAAGACCACTTTATAGATAAGATAAGAAAGATAATTAAGATGAGACATGATGATACTATCGCAGTTATGGCCTCAGGTGGGGTTGACAGTATGGAAAAATATCAGTATATGTTAGGACAGATACGAACGTATCAATATTTAAGTCAGGAGATATCCAGCCTGCTAAACAAAAAGGAGCAATATGAACAAGACGGCACCGTTATCGACATCAACTCAAAGCCCAAAAATTGAGTTACCAGATAAGACACTAGTTGGTTTAAAACCGACCGAAAAAAAATCAGAAGAAATTGGAAAGATACCTAAACCTACGGGTTGGAGAATTTTAGTTCTACCTTTTAAACAAAAAGAAAAAACGAAAGGCGGAATTATCTTAGCTGACGAAACAGTTGAACGATCACAAGTAGCATCGACTTGTGGTTTAATTTTAGACATGGGACCACACTGCTACGACAAAGACAGATACCCAGAAGGTCCTTGGTGTAAAAAAGGTGATTGGATTATCTTTGCAAGATATGCCGGATCACGAATTAAGATAGATGGGGGTGAGATAAGACTTTTGAATGATGATGAAGTTTTAGCGACCGTGGATAACCCTAAAGATATATACCACGAATTTTAACCATAGGAGGAACTATGCCACAAACAGAAAATGACAAAACAGTTGAATTAGATGTAACCGGACCGGGTGCAAATGTTGAACTGCCAGATACAGAAAACGAAAACGATAAAACATATGAAAACGAGACAACAGAAAAGGAAGCAAATGTTACATACGATACTGAGCCCAATAACACACCTGAGAAATCTAGTGAGCAGCCTGTTCTTCGAGATGACAAGAACGACGGAGGAGAAGTTGTACAGAAAACTTCTGAAGATGGGGGTGATAAACAAAAAGATAACTCTAAGGACGTTGAAGAGTACTCTGAAGGCGTTAAGAAAAGAATAGCAAAATTAACCAAAAAAATGCGTGAAGCAGAAAGACAAAAAGATGAAGCTATGTCTTATGCACATCGTATTAAAGGTGAGAGAGATAGATACGAAGCTACCGCTACTGGTTTAGATAGAAATTATGCCAGTGAGATGGAAGGTAGAATTACATCTTCATTATCGGCAGCTCAATCTAAATTATCTTCAGCTAGATTAAATGAAGATTCTAAGGCTGAAGTAGAAGCATTAACTTCTATTTCTCAATTAGGTTATGAACAGGCTAAATTAGCTGAAATTAAATCTCAACATGCTATGCAAGATAGCGCAGCTAATGAAAAACCTACCTTACAACAACAACCAGCAAGACAACCAGCACCTGTAAAAGATCCTAAGGCGGAAGCATGGGCTGATGAAAATGACTGGTTTGGTAAGGATAATGCTATGACTTATACAGCATTTGACCTACATAGAAAACTTACTGAGGAAGAGGGTATGGACCCTCAATCTGATGAATATTATTTAGAGGTGGATAAGAGAATAAGACTTGAATTCCCCCATAAATTTGGTAAGGTAGAACAACAGATTAGTAAACCTACACAAAACGTCGCCTCTGCGACGCGTAGTTCAAAGACTGGTCGCAAAACTGTGAGACTCACACCAACACAGGTGACAATAGCTAAAAAGCTAGGTGTGCCACTAGAAGAGTATGCGAAACAACTTATAATCACGAAGGAGGTATAGGCATATGACAAATAAAAAACCAACTCGTGCGAGCCAAAGTATAGGTGATGTTACAAAAGTAGTATCACAAGCATCTACGATTAAACCCAAAGCTGCTGTAAAACCTTGGACTCCACCATCGTACTTAGATACGCCCAACGCGCCAGAAGGATTCAGACACAGATGGGTCAGAATAGAAATCATGGGGTTCGCCGACACTAAAAACATACAAGGACGCTTAAGGTCTGGTTATGAATTAGTGAGAGCAGACGAATATCCCAGTGAGGACTTTCCAGCAATCATGGATGGCAAATACGCAGGGGTAATCGGGCACGGAGGCCTTGTGCTGACAAGGGTACCGGAAGAGATCGCAAAACAACGACAAGATTATTATGCTAAAGAAGCTGGTGATCAACAACGTGCAATCGACAACGATCTTATGAAGGAACAGCATAGGGGAATGCCTATCGATATTGATAGACAGTCTCGTACAACCTTCGGTGGCAAAAAGTAATTTACTTTAAACCAACGAAATTTTATAAACCGAACTGGAGGCCTTTCGAGGCAGGTTCACTAAGGAGAAAATAATATGGCTAACGCTTCAACAACAGGGTTTGGTTTCAAACCCATTAAGATGGTTGGACAGTCGTATAATAATGCCGGTTTAAGTGAGTGGAATGTAGCCGCTTCTTCAGCTTTAATTTGTCATAGCGCTTTGACAATTTTAACTGCTGATGGAGTTGTTCTTACTGCTGCTGACGGAGGGGTGAATAACCTCGGCGTACTTAACGGTGTATTTTATACAGCTGCAACAACTAACAAACCAACATGGTCGAACTATTCGCCCGCTTCTAACACAGCTACAGACATAGTTGCACTTATCAATGATAATCCGCAACAAATGTTTGAAGTAATGTCTGCAGATACTGCATTCAGTGCTAATGAAGTAGGGGAATGTGCCGATCAAGTTACAGCTAATGGTGCTACTCCGTTGTTCAATTCTTTATCAAAGATATCAGCAACAACAGATGCAGCAACAGCTCAACTAAAAATAATAGGTGTTTCAAGAGATCCTGAACATTCGGACACAACTGAAGAGGGCTTTGCTCTTAGAGTTATGATCAATGAACATATCTTAGGAAACAACGTAGCAGGTATATAAGGAGATAAAATATGGCTATATCAAGAAACCAACTCGTAAAAGAGTTAGAGCCAGGATTGAATGCTTTATTCGGCCTGGAATACAAACAGTATGAAAATCAGTCAGCTGATATTTATGCTACAGAGTCATCTGACAGAGCTTTTGAAGAAGAAGTAATGTTGAGTGGTTTTGCACAAGCACAAGTGAAACCGGAAGGTTCAGGTGTTGTATATGACAATGCTCAAGAAACTTTCACAGCTAGATACACTAACGAGACTATTGCTCTCGCTTTTGCTATCACTGAGGAAGCAATTGAGGACAATCTATATGATAGACTGGCTTCTAGATACACTAAAGCTTTAGCAAGATCTATGGCTCAAACTAAGCAAGTTAAATCAGTTAACCCACTTAATAATGGAATGCCAGGCGGTACTTTCAATTCAGGTGATGGTGTAACTTTATTTAACACTGCTCACCCAACGATTGCTGGAACTGTGTCTAACACACTAGCAACTGCTGCGGATTTAAACGAAACTTCATTAGAACAAGCATTGATTGATATCGCTGCTATGACTGATGAAAGAGGTTTAAAAATCGCTGCTAAGGGTATGAAGATGATTATCCCATCTGCACTACAATTCACAGCTGAAAGACTTATGTCTTCTGCTGGTAGAGTTGGAACTGCTGATAATGATATCAATGCTATCAAATCTATGGGGATGATTCCTCAAGGTTACTCTGTTAACAATTATGTTACAGATACTGATGCATTTTACATCATTACAGACGTGCCAAATGGTATGAAACATTTCCAAAGAACACCTCTATCTACTAAGATGGAAGGTGATTTTGATACTGGTAATGTTAGATACAAAGCTAGAGAAAGATACGTTTTTGGCGTATCTGACTATAGAGGTATCTTCGCTTCACCAGGAGCTTAGTACTTAAATCTTTTGTGGCGGGACAAAGTTCCGCCACATTTAAAATTTAGAAAGGACAACTTATGAAAAAAACTACAATAACCATTTGGGCCTACAACTACCATACAAAATTCAATATCGAACATTCTGAAGATACTGCCGAGAACATTGAAAAGGCTGTACTTGACAAACTAGGAGAAAAGAGTATAGTTTGGGAATATCTCGGAGATAGTTATCATCCGGGAATCAATAGAATAACTTATGAAGAGGTTATCAATGATACGAGACCTGTACAAACAAAAAAAGTACTTGGAGTTGAAGTGGCAACAGGAGCATATTGACAATAATAGATATACTCTTGACATGGTTAAGATCGACGATTTGATTAAAAGAGTCGTTACTGACATAAAGCTTGAAGAAGCTAGACGTGCTGACTTACAAAATAGAGTTGAAAACTCTGCTCCACAAGTTTCTGTAGCTACTTAAGACATAAAGCTACATCGCGTAAATCGCATAAATACCCGGGGGTCTCTTGCACTCTACTAAAATCTAGTGTATAATTTCATTACTATACATAAATTAATTTTGAGTATCGACGCAGTATGGTCGACGGCCTAGAGACGGTATTCAAATAACTAGGAGAATATAACTATGGCAAACACTACATTTTCCGGTCCGGTAATATCCAAAAATGGATTTATTAATACGGGTCCCGGAGCAGCAAAAAATATTAATTCTACAGGTTTGGGAGCAGGTGGTTTAGCACTAACTGTTAACGATCACGCTGGAAGAATTTTATTATCACAAGACGCAGACGGTATTTACTTATTACCACCTATTAATGTCAACGCAAATGGCGCTACAGCAGGTTCTACGGATTATAATAATCTGAACAACATTGGTGCGACTTTCTATATTTACATAGACACTACTGCAACAGATGTTCAAATTATAACTGATGGAGTAGATAAGTTTACTGGTGCAGCTATGATTTCAGTGGATAATGGAGATACAAAAGCTTTCTTCCCTGGAGCAGCTAATGATGTTTTATCTATGAATGGTACAACAACTGGTGGAATTATCGGATCTGTAATTAAAATTACAGCTTTAGAAAATGATCAGTATTTAGTACATGACACTTTAATTTTAGGGTCAGGTGCAATTGCTACACCATTTAGCGACACGTAAGAAATAATTAAGGGAGCCCTTCGGGGCTCCTACAA